TATCGAGCAGCTACTTCGCCCGGGCTTTCAAGCAGACGACGGGTGTCCCACCATTCCGCTGGCTAACCAACCAACGCGTCGTGCGCGCCAAAGAGCTTCTACAGGATCCGCGGCGCGAGCTCGCTGATATTGCCCAGCTCTGTGGTTTTGTTGACCAAAGCCACTTCACGCGGGTTTTCTCCAAGAGCGAGGGTCACAGCCCAGGACGGTGGCGCCGCCTCTATCGCCTCTAATCCCCGATGCGGTCCCTGCGCGGAACAAAAGTGCCGCCGTCAGGTGACCGCGGCGTGACCGCATAGGCTGCTCTGCCGCGCGAACTTTCCATCCGTTGTGGGCACATTGCGGACGTCTGGCCGCAATGAGCCGATGTCAGCTTGGGGTAAAGCCGACAAGACCGGGCCCGTTTCCTGATTTTTCGACCCGATTTCCGGGTTTTTGGGTCGGAGACTGGGTTCGAATTCGACATCTGCGAGTTCGAATCCTTCTGGGGCAGCCAGCCAGTGCGGTCTCTATGTCGAACTTCCGTATGTCCTAAATGTCCGCGATATTTCCGTATGTTAGCGCCTAAGAGTCAGTCTCTGAGGAATGAAATTTGCCTTGCCCGCGCTCTCATTGGCGATTTTTGTCGCGTTGTCTCCAATCGCGAGTTTTCAATATCCGAAATGTTTTCGCGGAGACCGGGTTCGCATCCGGGGAGACGAGTTTGAGTGTCTGCGAACGCAGAAACGTCGACCTCGGTTCGGCGCTTTTGCTTTTTGCGCCGCGTTCGCTGCTGCGAGACCGGGTGAAGGAGAGCAAGAAGAAAATCAGTAGAAGGATGTCAGGGGTGCTAGGGCAGAGCCTCGCATCCCCTAGTGGAAAATATGGGCGCGAAGCCAGGCATTGGAAAACGACTGGCAACTCCGCCATGTCGGTGCCACCATGAGCGACTCGAGAAATGCGCTCGCGAGAGCAGCGAAATGCGCAAGGCAAAATCCGGCAGGAAGAAGAGAATTGGCGCGAGACGGATTTCCCGGCCTGTCGAGAATTCGATGTGGCTCCGGGAGGAGCCGGAAGGCTCAGCACCGAAGCCGCCGGTCCAACCGCGCGCCGATCGCCTGCCCTTCCCCGATCTGAAATGGGAGAATTTCGAGCGGCTTTGCCTACGTCTCGCTGAGCGTGGTGCAAAAGTTGAAGCCGCTTGGTCGTATGGCAAGCAAGGGCATGAGCAGCACGGCATCGATGTCCTCGTGCGCATGCCGGATGGCACTTTCGAAGTCTGGCAAAGCAAGCGTTATAAGGCGATCACGAAATCCACGATCAAGGCAGCGGTCGGGCATTTCCTGGAGCACAAATGGGCGAAACAGGCGGCGCGTTTCGTGTTAGCCGTAGCATGCGATTTCTCATCGCCGTCAGTCATTGAAGCCATCGAGCAGGCGCGCACCGATCTCGCGGTTCGAAACATAGCCTTCGAAGCACTCGACGGTTCGAAACTGACCCAACAGCTGATTACGGAGCCCGAACTGGTCGACGATTTCTTCGGCCGGCCTTGGGCCGAGGCCGTTTGTCCGCCCGAAGCTCTGGAGCGCTTGAAGCAGCGACTGTCGCGCTTTGACGTGGCCGCGCTGAGGCCGGCTCTGCGCAGTTGCTACAATTCCTGGATATCGACCGTAGACCCCGGCCTTCCGATCGTCGGCCAGGACTCACAGGGCCGGACTCGTGCCAGTATTCCGATAACGGACCGCTACGTTCTACCTGATCTTGTTTTCCAGGTTACGGAAGCCGAGGCTCCCCCCTCCCTGGGCGGCGAGCGTCCGCATCGGCGAGAGCCGGATGCAACGGCGGCGGAATCTGGACAGCGGCCGCGTGCTTCCTCGGAGCGCAGCGAGCCGCGCGCATCTGCCCTTGTGCGCGAACGTCGGATCGGACTTGACGACTATCTTTCGTTGCATGCGCAAGCGCTGATCGTGGGCGAGGCCGGCTCAGGAAAGAGTTCATTGTTGCGCTTCATCGCTCTGGATGTCCTGTCCGACGAACCGGAGCTGAAAGTGACGAGAGAGCGATACAAAGGCGCGTTTCCCGTCTGGCTACCCTTCGCGCTTTGGGTGCGCATGAGCGCCGACCGCGGCGCACCCGTCCCTATCGAGGATGTTGTCGGCGAGTTCTTTCGCGCCCAGGGCGAACCTACGCTCGCCGAGGATATGCGCCGCGCGGTGCTGCGAAAGAACATAATTCTGCTGGTCGATGGGCTCGATGAGGCAGCCGAGCCGACAGCCGCCCAAACGTTGATCGCGATTCTGATGGCGTTCGTCGATCGCGGCGGAATTACGGTGATCGCGACGTCCCGACCCCACGGCGCGCGCAATTTGGTCGGTCTCGGGGGAAGCTGGGATCGCTCGACGCTTGCGCCGCTTTCCGATGAACAACGTCATGCTATCGCATGTCTTTGGTTCGGCGTTTTGGAAGGCTTTGAAGCCGCATCAGGCGCGACTGACGCGCAAATTCGCGCGCGAGCGAAACGCAAAGCGGATGCGTTTATCACGGCGCTTCGGAGAAACGCCGGGATAGCGCGGCTGTCGCAAACAGCTCTGTTCCTGCTCTCGTTTATTGCTCTGCATAGTCGGGGTCAAAACCTGCCCAGAAGCCGTTTCGCCGCCAGCAGAGAGATCGTCGATCAGCTGATGGAGCACCAACCGCGCCGCCGCGACGTAAGCGCGCTGTCCTTACAATCTTCGGCGAGCGAGCCCCGACTTCGGGACCGGGTCATCGCGGATTTCGCATTTGCGCTCCAATCCGGAGAGCTGCGAGGATTGATACCCGACGCGGCGACGGTGGAACTGGCGATCGCGCGCGCGGCAGCGCTAATCCATCAAAGGGAGGATAGTCGCGGCGAGCGGGCTGCCGATGCGACCGCTCGGGACATCTTTTCGTTCACAGAGGAGCGGGCGGGACTGGTCGTCAACAAAGCGCAGGGTAACATCGGTTTCCTGCACTTGTCCTTGCAGGAATACCTCGCGGCTCGCCATCTAATGCAACTTTCGATGGCCGAAAAGACATCGTTTGTCTCGCAAAATGCAGGATTTCTGCGGTGGCGCGAGCCGATTCTATATCTGCTCTCCATGACAGCGAACGAATCCGAAGCAGGCCAGATCGTCGAGGCAATCGAAACTGCGCCGGCGACCGAGGCGGCGGCGCATTCGGTGCGCGATGCGTTGCTGACCGATGCGGTGTTCGCCGATTTCGCGCACGACCTCAAGGTCGCCAGACGAATTGCGGAGCGCTGCTTCGCCGAAGCCGAGACGACAGCCTGGGGGCCGCGGCAGCGTCATTTGCTGGGGGCGGCCGTTGACGGGCTGTTCTCAGAGTCTGTCGGCGGAATGTGCCGAACGAAACTGGCCGAGTGGTTGCCGGACAGGCACGGCTATGGCCGTGGGGCAGCGATTGACGCGATAGGAGTTTGGGAGGCCGACCTGAGATCAGCCTCCATCCCCGCGCTGCTCCGGTGTTTGCGCTGCGAGAACGAATATGTTTGGCGGCGGGCGGCTCAAGTTCTTCCCCTTGCCGCCGAACGAGACCGCGACCTCAAAGAAAGACTGCTGCAATTGGCAAAGGAGGCGCCATCGGTCGAGACGGCGCAAGCTGCGGTGTTTTCGATTGGTTTTGGGTGGACGGCCGATGATGACGTAGGCGCGATAGCGCAGGAACTGCGGACCAGCGGTCATCACGGCCTATGCCTTGATGCCATACGGATTCGGGCACATCGCGGCGAGACCGATACTGCGGATTTGGATCGTTTCTTTGCCATTTCCTACGGTCAGGACCGCTATTCGGATTCGTTCTTTGCGCGCGATCTCGCGGACCATTTCGCGGCGCATCATCGCGAGGCTTATGCGCAAAAGCTGGAGACGACCATCGCGGCGCAGACCGGCGACCGCATCGGACGAATCATTCCGCTCATCGGACCGCTGTTCCTGTGCGATTCCGGGAACGCCCTCGCGCAACGGGAGTTGCTGCAGGTTCTGTCCCAGGATTGGGTGCTGCATGATTTCTTCACCCGGGGGAACTTCCCGGTCGATCGAGTCAACTGGACACCGGAACTCGTCGCTAAGGTGGAAATCCAAATAACCGGCAAAGATCGGTATGCCGATAACGACCTATACTGGATCGCCAAGGCACTCCGGTTACCGCTGATCAAACAAAAATTCCTTGAGGCCATAAGGACGCGACAACATCTAAGCTTCTGGGCATCGCGTGGCCTGGTGGACGTGTGGGGCAAGTCCGATCCGGAGGTCCAGGAGATTTTTGCATCCATGCTGGATGCGGAGCCGAAAGGCCTGTCGGATGTCGCGGAAGAGCTGCCACTTGTCTTGGACGACCGGGCGGCGTGCCGAGCGGCATTGCTGCGCGGCTTGCGCGCGGATTTGCCGCGGTACGACCTATTGGTCAAAGGATGCAGGAACCTTGGCGTGACCTCAGGCGATGAGGAAATGGTGCGCGCTGCGCTTGATGCGGGCGCGCGGAATATGGCGCCCCTGTATCGCGATCTTTGGTGTACCAGCGTCATCGATACGTTCGCCCCGCATCCGGAAGTCCGTGAAATTGCCTTGGGCGAACTGCGTCGGCGCGACGGATCGCTCGGCGCCGTTGCCCAAAATTATCCGAACGATCGCGATATGTGCCGCCGCGTTTTGAGCGTCCTATGTCCGCTGGACGACAGCGCAAGGATGAGAGTTGTTCTCGGTCTCGAAGCGGCGGCGTCTTCAAACGCCGTCGCGTTGGAACTCCTGAGCGATGCGCGGCAAGACACGGATGGACTGGTTTGCGCGGAAGCCATAATCGGCTGGGTCGAAGGATCGCTGACGCGGGGTCCATTACCAGCCGACGAATTGTCGTGGCTCAAACAGGAGCTCGACGCCGTCGGGCCAGAGTTTGCGAAACGCAGAACTGCGGCCGTCGTTGGATTATTACTGGCGGGCGATATCGATCGCTTCGTAAAGGCCAAGCGGTATGATGGGAAACCTCTCGATGTCGACGCAAACCCAGACCTGACCAAGGACGATTTATATTTGCGCCGGCTACTACCGCGTTGGCCGGAATTGACGCAGGCCTTGGGGGGAGAAGCGAAAGTACTGGAGCGCTTGGACATCACGCCCGAGCGGTCTCTACAATCCGTGCATGCTGGCGTCCCAAACGCAGACCGGTTGTTCAGCCTTCTCATGGCACAAGTGCCGACTGCGCGCCATGTCCACAACATCGACCTCATCGCGATCCTGGCGGAATTCGCCCCGCGCGGGAATGCGATGCGCGATCTCCTGAGATCAATGCTCGTCAGTCCATTCGGAGGGAGATCGGCGGCGGACCACTGGGCGGAGCTCCGCGGGGGCGAGATTTTCGCTGAATATTTCCGTTCCGACCAGGAACTGCGCGGCCAGGTCATCGAGGCGTTCAAGGCCAATCCGGAGAATGGGCGGGCGGCTGGAGCCTTGGCGGAGCTCTTGCTGCGCGAGGACGATCCTGCCTTGGCAGACCTGCTGATCGAAAGGACGCGCGGAGGCCGCTATCGCGTCGGCACGCACTTCAAGCTGATGGCGGCCCTTGCGTCATGTGAGTTGCTAATCGACTCGCTGGCAGAGTTTCTCGAGAAGGACATGGAGCGGGACCGGTGGGCCGTTCCTTATTGGATCTCGACAGTGGTGCGACGCGTCAAAGCCGATGCCGAACTGCAGGATCAAATGTTTGCCGCATTGGACAAGGCGACGTCGACATCGTTCAAGCTAACGCTCTTGGCCCTGTTAAACCGCGGGGCGGGTCCTGCGGACAACGTTCGGCAATATGCAAAGGCCGAGTTGGATAAGTTGCTGCAAGAACCGGCGCCGATCATCGGCTTCGATTTGGCCAGCAATACGTACCGCCCACTGATCCACGTTTTTGCAGATCTTGCCGCCGGCCCGATCTAAAGAAAAAGCGTATGGCGAGCGCGAAGCGAAACTATTTATGTCAGCGGCCTCGAACTGGGCCAGCGCAATCCCACCATTCTGACCCTCTGGCACTTGGCCCAGGCGTTGGGGGTCAAACTGGTACCGTTTTTCGAGGAAAAGCCCTCGTCCCATCGACGGTCGAGATAGGGGGTTAGCAGGCATCAAAATTTGCACCCAGCCGCTGCTCTGACCATGCGTAGCCCAGTTGTTTGGCGAACTTGGTGACGCCGAGCGGCGGTGCAAGTCCGTCGGCAATGTCCGCCACGATGGAGGGGGAAACGAAGGCCAGCGGCGCCAGCAGGCGTATGTGGCGCTCCACCTTGCCCTCGCGCTTCGCAATTTCCGCAAGGGAATTGACGCGGCCCTCGGTGAGGTCCTCAATCCAGGCTCGCGCTTTTGCAATAGCGGTGAGTAGCGCGTCTCGCTCCATCGCGGTCATCAGGGACTTGGAGGCCGGGGTATGGAGCAGCCCTTTGACGGCCGCCATGCCAGTGGGCTTCCAGGGCACGGCCACAACAACAGCGGTTTGTTCGCCGGCTCCCTCCCCTTGCTTCGGCCTGGCAAATCGAATTTCGATCGCCTGAGGCTTTAAAATGACCCGTTCGACTGAGTGTGCGACCAGATCTTGATCGGTTAGGTGATCGTGGCCAGGGACGGCCCCGCGCTCCTCCATATGGCCGCGCGCCGCTTTGAGCACCGTGGCTTCAATATCGGAGGCACTGACGCGACTCACGGTGCCGGCCTCGTTATTCCGCTTCTGCAGAATTGGGTGCGACACGTAATATCGATACCGCGCACCTCTCTTGTTGGTATGAGTAGGCGTCATTCGATTGCCCCGGTCATCAAAAAGACGGCCAGCGAGAATTGACGGCGACGCTCGCAGTTTCAGTTGGCGGGCGTTTGCGCCCGCGGCGAGCTTGGCTTGCACCGCTTCGAATAGCTCCCGATCCAAGATGGGCGCCTGCTCACCAGCATGGATTTTTCCCTTGTAATTGACTTCGCTGATGTAGAACCGATTGCGAAGGAGATGAGAGAGAGCGCCTACACCGAACCGTATACCGCCGCGCGTCTTGCCAGTAGCCAGTGTTAGCCGCCGCGTGCGGATTTCCTTTCGATCCAGGTCCTCAACGAGGTCACGGATTGATCCGACTTCAAGGTAGCGCTGAAAAATCAGCCGCACGGTTTCGGCGTCCTCGGGGACTACCACGAGCTTCTTATTGACGCTCGCATAGCCGAGTGGGATCGACCCGCCGACCCAAATGCCCTTGGATTTGGAAGCCGCAATCTTGTCGCGGACCCGCTCGCCGATGACTTCACGCTCGAACTGGGCGAAGGACAGCAGCACGTTCAGGGTCAGCCGTCCCATGCTGCTGGTGGTGTTGAATGACTGGGTGACCGACACGAAGGAGACCGAATGCTGGTCAAAAAGCTCGACCAGCTTTGCAAAATCGGCCAGCGACCGGGTGAGGCGATCGACCTTGTAGACCACAATGACGTCGATCTTGCCGGCCCGGACCTCGGACAAGAGTAGCTGCAGGGCAGGGCGGTCGAGGGAGGCCCCGGAGAATGCGCCATCGTCATAATGGCCCGGAATCAGCCGCCACCCCTCGTGCGCCTGGCTCTTGATGTAGGCCTCACAGGCTTCGCGCTGGGCGTCCAACGAGTTGAACTCCAGATCAAGATTATGATCGGTGGATTTCCGGGTGTAGATCGCGCAGCGAAGGAGCTTCTTGGAGGGTCTATCCATGGGAAGCCCTCCTGCGATTGGTTCCTTCGCTGATCCGGACCGAGGACCGCCCGCGTTTATGCTTTGAAGGTGCAGCGCGATCTTGCGGCGGCTCCTTGGGTTCCGGCTCTCGTGCCATACGGAGTCCGAAAAAGCGTGGGCCATTCCACTTGGTGCCGGTGATGGCCTGAGCAATCACCGATAGGCTCGAATAGGTCTTATCAGCCCAAAGAAACCCCTTCGGCACAACGGTCACGGTGTGCCGCTCGCCCAAGTATTCACGGACGAGCACCGTGCCAGCCTTGAGGCGTCGGTTTAGCTCGCTCGGTTTCTCGCCTTGAGCCAATCGATCCAGGAGCTTGGCAGTCTCCTTGTCGAGACCGCCAAACGCCTCCTCCTGGATCCGGTAGGCAATCATCCGGGCGATGATGTCCTTCGTGAGTCCCTTGGGAGGGACGGCGCCGAACATCGCGCGCCAGCGCCTTCGGAGTGCGTCGATGCCGAGGGACCGGACTTGGTCCACCTCGGCCTCGATCGCAGCGGAATCAATTGACCGCTGATCCATGGCTAAGCCGACTGGCTTGCGGTAGCCGTACCGGCCTTCGTCTTGGCAGCGGCAACGCGATAGGTACGTACGCCGTCCGCTTTCTCGGATTTGAGGGTAAGGCCGAGCTTTTTGCGAACGACGCCTGCAAAGAAGCCGCGGACCGAATGCTGCTGCCAGCCCGTGGCCTTCATGATGGCGGCGATCGTCACCCCCTCGGGTCGTCGCAAGAGACCGAGGACCTTTTCTTGCTTCGAGCCGGCTCGGGTCTTCGGTTGAAGCTTTTTCTGAGCGGTAGCTTTGCCGGTCAGCCCTTTGCTGCCGCGCGATGATTTCGGTTTCGGGCTGCGGGTCTTCTTGGCCATTTGGGACTCCTCTTTCGGTTACGACGGCGTCGTGCGCCGTCACCACCGAAGCCCCGCTCGAGCTTCACCGCTCGCGGGGCGGAGTCCCCGAGGCGCCCTAAAGGCGCTTCACAAGACGCAGACAGTGACGCTCTGTTCGCTGCACAAGTCCAGTGCATTCTAAGCGGCAGTCGTCATTGAAATTGCGCTGAATAGCGCCAAGAATGCCGAGATGTGGACGAGCCGACTGGGAAATAATCTGCAGTTATGAAGGCTTCCGCACAATTATCGCGCTTAGCCCGTTCGAGTATCAACTGGCGTCTTGCCGCCAGCCGCTGAACGAGGTCTATTTGTTTGCAGCTCTATAGGTTATTACGATTTAGAGCGGCGCGGTCATCGTACCTAAGAATGAAATCGCGCGCTGGGCTAGTCTCAGCAGCGGAGGTAGGCATGATTACAAATAAATCCGAGGGAGTTTCTACCGCGCTTGAACTAGCATGCCAGTTTTTTGCTGCCAATCCAGACGAGGAGTTGTACGTCGCGGTAAAAGACGCTACAGCGAAAAAATTAGATTCGTTTTTGGAAATGTACCACGAGTTTGCCAACGCCTCGCGACTGAAAACACCGGTGCTTCAGCCCGGAATGCTTCGTCCGTACCTGCAGACGGATCAGTTTGGCAGTCGGGCTGACGCGTGGCTACGGGGCGCCTTCGATCTAGGGGTTCAGGCGCTGGAAGACGAAAGCGCAGTTTGGAAAGTTGTCGATGAGATCAAGCACCGCCTTCTCTATTGTCATTCCGTCGCGGTTGATGACCCGTTCGGGATCATCGTCGCTCTGGCGAGGAACGACAATCTTCATCCTGCGGATGTGGCTCGTAACAAGGGACGATTGCTCAATTATGTTAATTTGCTCATTCACCTGAGGCCGCTGATCGAACGCCACATTCTCTGTTTTATGGCTCCCGAATATTATGACAAAGGGGATGAGCACCCAGCACCGCTCAAGTATCTGTTCAATGGGTTTTCCAATCAATCAGCTGTACTTCCCACTCCCGACATTCGAGAATTTATTAATAGAGCGCCGCAGGGCACTCGGAATCATTGGGATAAATTACGGCAACTAGAGCGCGGGGAGGAGCTTATCCTTGATACGCTGCGCTCAGTTGCTGTCGACCGGATCTACGATACCTTCTCCGGCCTGTCATCTGCTCCCGGCCGAATCTCGCCCTATTTTCCTTTTCGATATGACATCGAGTTGATATCAGTATTTCAAGATCAGATGCGTCTGGCGGCCGCTGGGGCTGCTAGCGACACTAAAAATCTTGGCTTGCTGGACGTGCCGGATCGGGACAATCGACTCCTAACTGAGCTTGTAAAGCTTGATCTCCCTGGCCTCGCATCACTATCCCCGGACGATATTGTGAGCATCAGGCAGGGAGACGTTTTCGAGGAGTGGCGCGATACTCTAAAGACGGGCTTACAGCGCGCATCGGAACTCGACCCCAAACTCTTGGATCTCGACAAAGCCGCTCGCGCGGTTGTCACTGAGGCCGTTCAGCCTGCGTACAGAAAACTGCAGAAAGAATTCAAAAGTTCAAGTTTTCTAGGACAAGTGGGCTCTGCCTCTACAACTCTCGTCTGCGGTGGGATCGGCGGTATTGCGGGCTATCTAGTCGAGCCAAGTATGGGAGGCTTGGTTGGTGCACTGACTGGCAGTTTCGCCGAGGCGGCGGCGGAGTTATTCAAGAAATGGGCGAAAGCGCGAGGGGAAATGCCGGCCGAAATCCAGGCCGCTACAAGGAGCCATTACGTCGCGCTACTCGGATAGTCTTACCGTCGGTCCGATGCTCCTTATGAGTGGGCTTGGCCCGTCGGCACATTAGAGAGAGGTCAGCGTCGATGCCCGATGTCCCGCCGGCTCCCGCCGTACAGGGGAAAAAGCGAGTGATCGTCTGCTTGGACGGCACGTGGAACACTGTCAACGACAACACGAATGTCTGGCGCTTGAAATCCCTGATCGCGGTCGGCGATGCCAGCGGAATGGAGCAACGCACCTATTATCACAAGGGCGTGGGCACCACGTACGGCAGCCGAGTGAGCGGCGGTATGTTCGGCCATGGTCTGAACGATGAGATCATCCGCGCATACGAATGGCTGATCGACAATTATAGCCTCGGTGACGAGCTGTTTATCTTCGGCTTCAGTCGCGGCGCGTATACCGCACGCAGCCTATCCGGACTCATAGGCAAGTGTGGATTGATTGCGATTGGCGCGCCGCTATCAGTCAAGCAACTTTATGACCGGTACCGCAAAGCGAGCGTTGCTGCGACAATCCGGCAGCTTTGGGAGGAGCAAAAAAGCGGGCGCAAGGACTTTGCTCTCGAAGAACGCTGGATGCTGAAATATTCACAGCCCATCGACATTGATTTCCTGGGAGTGTGGGATACGGTGGGTGCACTCGGACTTCCATTCGGAAATCTTCCGATCCTCGGCAAAGGCGACATGCAGTTCCTGAATACGGGCATCCGCGTGTCGAACAAGTTTGCCTTCCACGCTCTTGCGATCGACGAGCATAGGAAGGCGTTTGCGCCAACCCTATGGACGGTCGATTTTCAAAAGGGCGCGCCGCCACCACACCACAGGCGGACGCTTTCGCAGGTCGAGCAGCGCTGGTTCGTCGGCGCCCACGCGAATGTCGGGGGCGGCTGTCAAAGCGATCCGCTCGCGCAAACGCCTCTCAAATGGCTGATGGATAAGGCAGCCTCTCGCGGACTTGCGTTCAGGCAGAGCCTTGACGTGGACGCGCTCGACGCACCACCTCCTATTTCTGACTCCTATTCCGGGTTTGCAGGAGGCGCTTATAAGGCGCTGACGTTCGGGCAGCGCTACTACCGGCCGATCGGTCCCGCCCCTATCCCTTCTTCATCCACGGAACTGCGGGAAAATATCAACGAGACGATTGATGCGTCGGTGTTCGAGAGGTGGCGGGTCGACGACACCTACCGGCCACGGAATCTCGCGGCATGGGCGCAGCGGCGCAAGGTCGATATTGCTGCGCTAAAGACAAGCGCTATGGCGGCGACTAGCGCGGAAGCTGTCTGACAGGAATCCACGGTAGAAGGGCCGGTCGTTGCAATCTGCCGGTCGCCGCTCGCGGCTTGGCGGCGCTCCGTCGGCCGGATGACGATCAAGAGCAGCTTCTGGTCCTATCAGCCGAAATGGTGGCGCGGCACATAACTTCTCTCGCGCCGAGAATGGAACTGCCGCCTATACCTATCCATCTGACCGTGAATCCTTGACATCGTGATAAGCTCTTGCCAGTCGCCTGGTGTCATCCATTGCATGAAACTGGTATTGTTATCTTCAAGGGCTTGGCTGATCGAGTCGCATTGGTCGTCGTGTCGCGCAGCCGGGAAGACGAAAAGTTCGGCTTCAAGATCTGCCAACCAGGGTGCACGCTCCGGCAGCAGCACTTGACCAGCTTCGAATTTTGCGGATGCGACTGCCATGCGGCTTACCTTGTCACCCTTTGGCGTCACAGGGATAATCCCTGAAATTTGGCCTCTCATTTCCTGAACAAGGGATGTTCCGGCGCCAACGTCCTCCACCAAGACGCGCGACGGCTTCCAGGATAGAGCAAGGCTCCGAACCCTCTCCTTTAGACCCGGATAGTCGACGCGGCCGCGCCAAACATCGACGAGGTACCACTTTTTGTCCCGTCCAACGATCCAGGTCGTGCAAACCGAGAAATCATTTTCAGGGCCGCCTTTGCTTGCCGTGTCCCAGCTTTGCAGCGTGAAGAGACGCTCGTGGGGAGGAGGTACCTCCTTGAATCGCTTCATCCAATGTCGTTTGATCATGGCGCCGCCGGGTGGTGCCGGTTCTTGCTGGTATTGGGCACTGAAAGCGTCGCTGCCGATCTGAACCTTAAGGGCTTCCAAGATCGCGAGCGGTTCGCGCTCAGGGGACAGCGCCTCTCCTAACTTCCGGGCGTAGGCCTGTTCATTCCAAGTTGGAACTACCGCATCCAGATGTGCGATTGCTGGAAAACTGATGACTTTCCATTCATCCGATTGCGCCAGCAGAAAGCCCGTAAGATCATCGATGTGAACACGCTGCATCACTACAACGATTGCGCCGATACGCTTATCATCAAGCCGAGACAGGAGCGTGTTGTTAAACCACAGATTTGCGCCCGTTCGCTTGGTTTCCGAAGCCGCGTCATCGGCCCGCAGCGGATCATCAATAATGATGATGTCACCGCCACGACCCGTGAGCGTGCCGCCAACCGATGTTGCCAGCCTTGATCCGCGGGCGGTGAATTGCGTTTCGATTTCCGAGTCCTTGTATTCGCCAATACGGGTCCAAGGAAACAACGTTTTGTACCAATGGGTGTCGATCAACGCGCGAAAGTCATTTGAAAATTTCCGCGCCAGATCGCCGGAGTAGCTGACGCAAATAATGCGTTTCGATGGGTCAAGTCCGAGGATAAAGGCCGGCCAAGCGACGGAAGCCATAATCGATTTCAAGGAGCGCGGCGGCAGATTGATGATAAGCCGTTTAGTCTCTCCACGCCGGACGCGTTCGAGTTGCCAGGCAACAGCGTCAAAGTACCAGCTCCACACAAAGCTTTCGCCCGGATTGAGAGTTAAAAAGACCTTTTCCGTAAAGGCCCTGAAATCGTTCCGCAGCAAAGCTTGATATAGACGACGGTCGAATTGCATCTTAGTTTTTCTCTTCGGGGGTGTCTTTGGACGTCGCTGCGGCAGTTCCTGAAAAGGTCTTAAGATACCGCTCCAAAATTACCTGATCCTCGGCGAGCACATCGTCGATATTCGGGGCAGTATCGGATTCGCCAACATCTCCGTAGCGATCCATTAATGAGAATATTGCCTTTAACGCACGGGGATCGGCGCGCATGGCGTCGTTGGTAAGCTTGCGCAGCATGACTTCCAACGCTGGCATCCGACGTGTCCTGCCATTCTCCGTGACCGCGATTTTTTGGCCCGTAACGTCGCGGAGTACCTTGCCAATGTTGCGTGAGCCTTTGGGTCTGCCGCGCGGGTTTCCAGAAGACCCCTTCTTGAATTGGGTGGCTCGAGGCGGATGTCGGTATCCAACCCCATTTTTTGACGCCGATCGCCTTTTCTTAGGCACGGCTCCGGCTCCGGTCGACACTGCCGCGAATTATAGACTTACTCACTGAGTGCGATCGATTTGCTGTCGGTTCGCCGGGTGAGAGCCGTCGAGCTGCGATTTCATCGAATGTATGGCCGTCGTCGACAAGGGTTGCGTCAAGCTTTGTCGCGCTCTGCCAGCGTCTGATGGTCACGTCGATGTAGCGGGGTTCATATTCCAACGCATAGGCGGTGCGCCCCCCTTTTTTCTCGGCGGCGAGAAAAATGGTGCCGGAGCCACCGAATTGATCGAGTACGGCATCGCCGCGGGCGGTGCAGTCGAGTATCGCGTCAGCAACGAGGTTTGTCGGTTTGACTGTTGGATGTGCGGCCAGAGCCTCAAGGCGACCGTTGCCGAATGTGTTTTGACCGGCATAGTGCCATACGTTCGAACGATTGCGACCGAAACGACCGAGTTCGATGTTGTTCCTGTGCTGGCCGCCACCGACGCGGAATACACCGACCAATTCATGCTGCGAGCGGTAAAGCGAGCCTTGCCCGGCATTCGACTTGACCCACACGGCGAGGTTCAACATTTCATCGTAAAGTTCATCCCCGACCTTGATCAGGTCGCCGATGTGGCGCCAGTCCATAAAGATGAAATGCAATGCGCCTTCCTTCGACACTGCAATCCCATTGCTCAGTGTCTGCGAAAGGAATTCGCGAAACTGGGCGCAGTGCATCTCGCCGGCGGCGAAGGCGAAATCGGGGTGCTGTCTTTTGCCCCGGCCGCCGATAGCGCGAGCCGGAAGATTGTAAGGCGGGTCACAAATGACCGCGGCGGTCGACGCGCCATTCATAAGGCGAGAAAGAACGCTTGCTTCTCGAGCATCGCCACAGAGTAAGCGGTGCCTTCCGAGCTGCCAGAGGTCGCCACGGCGGCTCACCGCCGTGGTGGGGGCAGGGGGCAGGACATCTTCCCTTGCCGGGGGGCTGGACGACATGTCGGCAAGGAGGAGATCGATCTCTCCGACCTCGAAGCCCGTGAGGGTGACGTCAAGGCCGGCAGCGGGCAGCAGTTCCATAATCTCGGCGAACTCGATCGCGAGCAAGTCACGGTCCCAGCCAGCCTGCTCAGCGATGCGATTATCGGCGAGCACATAGGCCCTTTTCTGCTCTGGAGTGAGGTGGTCATAGCGAATGATGGGAACGACGGTTAGGCCTGCAAGGCTAGCCGCCTCCAGGCGTCCATGTCCGGCTAGAATCATCATGTTCTCATCGACGCTGATCGGATTAATGATGCCGATCTCGCGGATAATGGCGGCCAAGCGTTTGATCTGGCCGCGCGAATGCTTGCGGGGGTTTTTTGGGTTTGGGCAAAGCGCGGCAATTGGTACCAGTTCCACGCGCGCCGGCTCCGGCAGTTTGCGGGCTTGAATTTTCCTGGCCATCATCGGTTCCACGACAGAGTGAAATCTCGGTCATGGAGGAAATTCTGTGGAAATTATAGGGCACTATTTGTGCGGATTCTGGATCGAAGAACCGGGGTCAATCCGCTTGACCTTTGATTCGTCGCGCCTTTAACCGCTTTCGCGCCGGTCTAGAATCAAACGTAGGCTTGTTAAACTCCAGCCGAGTCGCCTCTGTTCTCGGATCGCAATAGGCGCCCTTTCGTCTACGTCCCAAATAGGGTCGGCGCTTTATCGACAATTCAAGTTCTTGGCGAAAAAGGAACTCGTGAGCTGCAGACGCTGCGGTAATTTTCGCACCTCGCTTGATGGAAATATGTGGTGCGACGGCGGCAGCGATATCGGTCAGGCGCTGTCGATCAACGCGATGCCCATCAAGTACTCTTCGCAGCAGAGTCATAAATTCAGCTTCATCGAGCTTCGCTTTGTGGAACAGCATGTCGACCAGTGAGGTTTCTACGCACGCCTTGACAAGTACTTTGGCACATTTGACGATAGCCCGGTGTTGGCGCGGCTGATTCGCCAAAACCCGTATCGCCTGGGCGACACCGCGCTCGTATGGTCTTTCGGCAGCGACTCGCTTCCCGTGCCGGACCGCAAGCTTTGCCATCGCCCGCGCGGCAAATTGATTCCAGCCACCTTCCAGTAGCAGCGGCTCGTACCCGGGTGAGGGCGTACGCAATGCTTGGAGAATCGGGTTTGAATCGGTTTCGCTGCGGTCACATTCCACGACGTTCGGCGGTGCGATAATGGTTTTGGCGCGAGCTGCGGTCGCCGCTCGGGCCTCCAGCGCAGCGTTTGCTGTAGTCAGCCACTGCTCCAGGCGGTCGGCAAGTTCATTGCCGAGTAAATGCTCCCGCAGGCAGTCCAAGACGGTCGGCATGGGATTCTTAGGCTCGAAAGGGGCGAAGCTTGAATGTAGCGGATCGCTCACATTGGAACGCAGCTATTTGCCCTCTTTACCAGAAAAGAGACGATTTGGCACGAAACAATGTCAAATGGCGATTCGCATAATGCCCATTATGGAGTATCTGCAATTTCCCACTTGTTTGCTAAAATAATCCCCAGGATTGGGTGTTGATAATAGGGCGTCAACGCAACA